TGCCCTTGACCCCGCCCGTGGTGGCGTTGGCCGTGACGACTACACTGCTTGCATTGTTCACTATGAGAACGGCACTTTGGTTGTTGACAAGTTCCATTCTTTCGTTGCTGATTTTGAAATCAACGGACGGATGGAAGTCAATATCAATGCAGTAGAAGATTGGATTAAGGAACAACACCGTCTATACGTTTTTGACACTATCGTGATGGACCAGTTCAATAGCGCTGGAACCATTCAAAGCCTGGCTAGCGATTTGCCAATTACAGAACTAACGTGGACTGTCAGTTCAAAAATGAAAGCGTTCAGCAAAATGCGGGAACTGTTTAATGCGGGACAAATTAATATCTACCGCCACGAAAAAGCAATTATGCAGCTTAAAAATCTAACCGTCATCTATAAACCCAGTGGACAATGGAGTGTGACTGGCGGCAAGGCGACTGGTATTGACGACTTGGCATTTGCCATGGCAGGTGCAATTCTCGCCGCAAGTAAAGATGATGACATTGGCTGGATTGAAAGCTTGATCTCCTAGTATGATTTTCAAACAATAGTTCTGTTATGAAGTGACTTATTGCAAATTAACCATGCAGGAAACAAAATTCCTCGTGGCGCTACTAGAAAATGCTCCTACAAGCAAGCAAACATCTCTGCAACTTCTTGCCGCAGAACATTTATACATTCCAGCGTTACTTCCTAAACTTAAAGAGCATGCAAAGCGACTAAAGGTGGAAGAACAATTGGAGCGCTCATGGGATGCTGATGCGACTGATGATGACTACATGCCAGATCATCGCGGCAACGAATCCTTGAGAGAATATGACGCCTAAGCGTCGTCGTGTTATGATTTCAAAGCTTTCGCGAAGCACGCTGGCCAGCGTTTTAAAGAACAGTATCAGGGGATGCTGTTCGTTGCCAAAATAGAGCAGAGGCTATGGGCCGACCCATGGTTAAAAGCTGTAGAACGGCGGATTGAAGCCCCGCCCTCAGCACCTTTGCTCCCCACGCCTTCGTAGCAGAACTGGTTTATGCAGCGCACTTAAAATGCGTAGGGGACATCCCCATGCGGGTTCAAATCCCGCCGAAGGCATCATGCTAAGCTGAAGATACGTTCGCTTCAGCGATGGAGTGCATGACAATGCGGCAGGGAACGGGGCCGCATTTCATCGGGAACTATCATGAACCCACTTGCCCTGATTAAGCAGCAGCTTGAAAAAGCTGCGCGTCTAAAAGAAGCTCAGCATGCTTCTCTCGTTTATCGCGGAGTGGCTTACACGCCTAAGTCTCGCTGGCTCTAAAGATAGGGGGAGCTAAGGCTCCCCTTTTTTGTAGCCTGCGGGATACATTACTCCCTTGCATCTTCACTTAAATTTTTCATATTTGCTTCTTGCCGGTGGATGTAAGATTTTAATTCATGAAGATAATTTCTAAGCATTGCCGCCTTTTCTAAATGCCACGGATCACGATGGATAAAATATAAGGCCATATGAGCATCTATGGCCTTAAGAATATTATGAATTGGAGCGTTCCATGGCTCCCTAGTGGGAGTATTGAAAGTTCGCCTTGGATTACCGCTCAACACACAAATCACATGTTGACCTTTGTAAATAATCTAAAGCCCTTTGAACGCTATTTAAGTTATCGCCCAATATGCCTATACCAAGATTGCAGCGATCACAAAGCAAACCTCTAACAACGCCTGTCTCATGGCAATGATCTACATTTAAAATTTTTCTTGGCGCTTCTTGCTCTTCAATGCTACAAATACCGCAACGACCCTCTTGAGTCTGGTGCATGTCCTCATATTGCTCTATTGTTATTCCGTACTTTCGGCGCAAATACAAAGAGCGCATCGTTTGCTTACGCTTTTGATTGCGTCGTTCATCCGAAATAATATTTTTATATTTTTTCTTATCCTTGGCTCTTGCCGCCAATCTCTCCTCTTCCGACATTTCATTGCGTTTTTTGCGTTTTTCTTTTTCTTGTTTCCTTTTGCATTCCTTGCACTGCTTTAAATAGCCATCTTTCATCGTTGCATGCTTTGTGAAGCTGGAATATTCTTTCCATTCGCCACAAATCGAGCAGCACTTGCCACCGCGATCCTTTAAAGCACATTCTTTTGCTATGCTTGTCATGTCGTCTAGATAGGTAGATGGCCACGGAGCGGGATGCGCCTAACATCGCTGCTCCAACCCAATCATAGCGTGTTGTAATTCATAAAATGCTCCTTAATGGCACCAAGCGCTACTGGAGAAAAATTATTTACTTCCAGGCAAGCATTAAAATAACGCCCGTCTATTTCTCCATTGCTATCTAGCACACGATGACAATGCAAATGTCCGTGGACATTGCCAACATAACGTTTACCGTCTAAACCGTCAGGATGCACAGGAATGTGCGTAAAAATAAGACCATCACGATAGAAAGCCCCGCGAATGTCTTCAAAATATGGAAGATAAGCTTGAATTTTAAAAATGTCGTGATTACCACGAATGAGAATTTTATTCCCGTTTAAACGCTCCAACACTTTCAGGCCAGACCGTGGAATAGCCACGTCTCCCAACACATAGATTCTGTCCTTTGCGTGGACTATTTTGTTCCAACGCTCTACGAGCGTTTCATGCATCTCTTCAATGGAAGAAAATGGTCTTAATAGTTCACCGTCAGGCCGTAAAAAGCCCAGCATCTTGATGTGACCAAGATGCAAGTCTGACGTGACGAACGCGCTCATAATGAGAATAAAAATGAGAGGGCCAGGAATTGCACCAGGCTCTTTTAGGCTATTTGCCTAACGCTGTCTTAGCCTCCCGGATGGTCCAAGCGTGAAGCGCCTCAAGGACGAACAGAGGCTTGGACTCTATCAGCCCGATGCAAAGCAGAGCGGGAACTCAACAAATATAGCAAAAGGCGTCCCGAAAGGCGCCTTGACTATCAAGCCTGTCCGTAATTTGGCAGATTCAGTGCATTCGTCTCAAAGAACGCTGGCACGGACGATGCCCTCGTCGCATTCAGCTCAGGAGCTTTGCCGCTGTAGAACAAGCTATCACTTTGACGAAGCCAAAAATCTTTATCTAAATACTTGTTGGACGAGCTGCCAAGCTTGTCATAAATCCACAATGCAGTCATTTTGCGCAGCTTGTTCAAGCTCTCGCCATACTTTTCATTTGCTTCTTCGCAAATTTTCGTATGGCAATATGCGTGACAGATCTCGTCACGACTTATGTCCGTCGCGACAGTGCGAAGTCCCTTGTCTCCATTGAAACGGAAAAACGGCAAAATTGTAAAGAATAAGCTGCGCTCAAGCGTGGCCACTTTTGCGATGGGATGGGCGGGATGATCGTACCAAGCTTGACGAATACGCAGGGCTTCCGCCTCGGCTTTTTCATCTACGCCATGAGCTACAGCCACGTAGTTCAACGCAAGGTCGTGTTTCTCTTCATCCAAAATGTTACTTTTGATACTTTCAACAAGACCAGGAGAATTTGGCAGCTCTTTCTCAAGCCCTTCCAGAAGCATCTCTTTAACGGGAAGCTCTAAATGGCGAATTGCAAGGGCGCGATAAATAGTCTCTTCCGAGCCAGGTACAAGATCCCCTTTTGTCACGGGCATAGCTTGCCACGGACGTTTTTTAGCTACTGCAGAGAAATAATCAAGAACCGCCATGATTTGCTATTTGCGAATGAAGAATTAGACAGCAAAGGGCAGCATTTGCTGCCCTCAATTAAACGAAAGAAGAGGATTATTCAGCGCAACTGCTGCAAAATCCTGCTTCCATAGAGCAAGCTTGTGGCTCGCTTTCTAGCCCGAAGAAATCGGTCAGACTCTCCCCTAATTCTACTCCAACATCGTCCTTGGCTTGAGTGCCAGTTTGCACTTGGAGAGCGTAATACAAGGAAATTTGTGGGCTTTGCAGCCAGTCGCGAAGAAATGCTTCGTCACAGGCAACAAGATCAGACCACCAGTTCATGGAATAAGCATGAAGAAGGCCAGTGCGCCCCATTAGGCGCATGATGCCATCTGCTACTTTCCTGAAGACTTCCCAGCCAACTTCCTCGGCAATTTCCACTGGTCCATACTCAAAGCGCTCCACGCCCATGGTTTCACTATCCCGATCAACAATGCGATCAATGGGAGGAGCAATTTCTGGCGCGGTGGTGAAGCCGCGAGTGTCTAAGTAGCGGTAGGAGCATGAGGCGGTAGGAGCAATGGTAAAAGCCCGCTCCATCCCATTCTCACGCGCCACCTCAGCAGCAGAGCGAAGACCTTTGTCAAAAGCGTAGACGGCTTTTCCGGCTACGGTATCAGTCCAATGGTGAGCCCAAGGATGGGGATCATCCATTAAATAAGCCTCAATGGCATCGCCAAATTCCTTGTAGCTAATTCCATGGATGGAAAGAAAATTGGCTAAGCCAAGCACGCCTAAGCCCACTTGTTTGTCAATTTCAGGAGAAAGATATTCACCAGTGTCGCCCACTCCAGTGCGTCCATGCAATGCGCATAGTTCTGTCATACCAGCAATAAAAGCACCTTCAAGATTGTCAATGGAACAAGCGCCAAGATTAATATGCTCAAGCAGACAAGTGCCACGATGGGGAATCAAAATTTCAAGGCAAACATTTCCATAAATACGATTGCCATTTTTGTCATAACTAATTTTTGTCAGCCACAAATCACCATTTGCAATTGCTTTCAAGCAGGCAGCGATTAATTCGGGCGATGCTTTGTCGAGAAAATCGCTGTCAACATTCAAACAACGCTTTGCCCAAGGCAGTTCATTGCGAGAGGCTTTGACAAATTCAATGGCATCAGGATGGAAATAATCAAGATGAAGCGTAATTGCCCCATTGCGAAATTTTCCACCGCGACGCAAGATTTCATTGAGCTTGCTATAAATAGTCGCAAAGCTTACGGGGCCACTTGCAATAAGCCCTTTCCCATTGTCACTTCCTTTGGCACGAAGCTTAGAAAGATGTACTGCTACGCCAGCGGCATTGCGTAGTCCATGGCTTACAAAACGCCAAGAGGCTTCAATGCCATCTGGCGCTTCCATGTCATCTTCCACTACAAAAGTTGTACACGAAACTGGTAGACGACTCTCAGGGCTGTCCATCCAATCTTGCACCCTACCAGTGCGTGCAATTGGCTCACACTTTGCTTTTTCTTTCAGGCTCATGAGACAACAAAAGGGGGCGCTGCCCCCCGACGATCAACTAAGGAAGGCTAGCGTAAACGCCCTTTTCCAAGGGCTTTCTTAAGGAAGACGACATAACCAAATGGCATGCCAAGTGCCAGCCATTAACGCAGCGCCAAGCAGGCCAGACCATAGTGCCACACGCAGCTCATGCTCACGAATGGAACGATGGACAAAAGCTTTCATTTCTTCTTCAGTCATTAGTCGCAAAGATTTTCAGCATCTTCCATGGAGAGACGGTCTTTAATAAAAAGCTTTGCTTCGTTCAAGCTCCGAAAGTAATGAGGAGCTCCGTCTATCGCTGCAAACCATTGGAACTCAGGCTTGCTGAAACATGGCCATAGTTTATAGGGACCATAGTTAAATGGCTGGCGTTCTGGCAAACCAAACATGGGAATAGTCCGTAGTTTTACCACGCTAGTTCGTCTCATAAATTGTGCATGCATTATTTAATACATTTTTCTCATTTAATCAAGCCTTAAGCTTCGTGCGCTTTTGCGCTTCTGCACTCCATCCCTTTCTGCCTTGATCAGCTCCCCCTCTCCCTTGGGCAATAACGCAAAGGTTTTTCTGGATGTTTTCTCTATTAATCCCTCTTCCTCCAATGTGATGAGTTGGTTGTAAATAGTTTTAGCCTGATAAGCATCACGATTTGCCTCGTGATGAATAATGCCATTGGACGTAACAAAGCAATCACATGTCTCAATATCATTAATCGCCCATAACACATAAATTCTGGCGCTTTTAACAAATCGCGGCAAGCGCTTTTCTTGATGCAGTTTTTCTAGCGCCCCTGATAACTCTGGGCGCATGGGCATCCATTTAATGCGAGTTTCGTATTCACCACCAAACTTGACTTTTGCTTCAAGCGTTTGACAAGGCGCTTCGCTTTCTAAATAAGTTTTTAACGATGGAGAAAGGCGAAACCATTCGCCCACATCCCTCAGCGCATAGAAACGTCCATGTAGTTCTGTTTCATAGTCCTGATCCGCTTCAAAAGCCTTGATTACTACCAGCGTGTCAGGCGATGCCGTGAGAAAAGAAGCAAAACGATCTTTCAATGACTTGGAAAAGCCAATTTTGACGTGCCATGGCATGGATGCCCACTGAACAACGTACACCCATCCGCTGGTTTTGCGCTTTAAAGGCTTCTGCTGAACCATTGATGCTCCTCGTAAACCCGCACTATAACAGGATCGGGACAAAAGGGACAAAACAACTCCCGACAACGCGAGTTACGATAGACGTGGCGAAGCTGCTGCTTCATGCAAGCTAAGTGCAGCTTCCTGGCTAGACGACGCTCCTTAAGCCAGTGCCTTAAGCGAGCGTAGCCCCCAAAGGGCGGAGCGTCTACTGACAAAAGGTCAAGCAAGCCGCGAAAAGCTAGACACGCTGAGCCCCCCAAAGGGCGAAGCATCTAGACAAGCGGCGAAAAATAAAAGGCCCGCGCCAATCAATCAAGAGCTGACTCAGTCTCATGTGATGAGTCGCCCATAGTGTGCGAATTTGCCAGGAAAGCGCTTTTTTGGTTTTTGTCTATCTTTAAAAGCTTGAACGGCGGCTTTGGGCCGCCTTTTTACTAAGAACAATGGAAAGGAAAATGCTTTTTCTGGTGCGTCATTCCAGCGCCTTTGGGGCGCTTCCATTGGAGAAGCTAATCGTCTGAAATGCCTCAAGCGGCGCCTATGGCTTGCTTTCGGCATAGTGCCACTAGGTTTTTGCTGGTTATAGTTTTGCAAATGCTTCTTACAAATGACCGCCTTGCCAGAAAAGCGCTGCTCTAAGTGTGGCATTGTTAAAAGCATTGATCAGTTTTACCAAAATAAAGGCCAGTTCGATGGACTGGAGGGTCAGTGCAAAAAATGTAGGAAAAAATATCAGCAAGCAAATCCGATACTGAGGCAAACTAATAACATGATTTGCAATGCTCGCCGACGAGCAAAGGACAAAGGAATTGCTTTTGATATTGATCACGCATATATACGATCAATAATCCCTTCTCATTGTCCGATTTTTAATATTCCCCTTGAATGGTCTACCCATAGGAATAATGGTCATTTGACTCTTCCTAATAGCCCTTCTCTAGATCGCATTGATCCCTTAAAAGGCTACGTAAAAGGCAATGTGTGGATAATCAGCCACCGAGCCAATGCAATCAAAAACGATGCATCTCATGAAGAGCTAAAACTAGTCACAGAAGCAGTAGGACGCGCCATCGTGAATTCTCTTGATTGGTAGGTATAAATACCTATAAGGCGAAAAAATAGGTCATTTCTAATCGCACTTTTTTTGGTGGTATGCCCAGCCTCTGCGTGTAGTACTGCCGTACTACTGCTCCCTGGTACACTTGTACCATCAGCTCAGCTTATGGCAAGCATAGGCAAGCCTTATGTTACGAATTGTGACAATCAGCCGAGATCGGCGCTGATCTCGCCTATAGTCTCTGATGAGACGGGCGACCGTCTCGCCTGCCCCTCGACAATCCGCTATGGCATCCCCCTCGATCGCCTCTCTGTTCGCCGCTCGCCTCGCCGAGCTCGAGCAGAAGCATCTCGAGAGCGAGCGCAAGACAGTCGAGACCCTCGCTAGGGTCCGCGCCACGATCGCTGAACTCGAGGCTCTAGAGCTCCCTCTAGACTGACAATTAAAAGCCGACCTCTGAGGTCGGCTTTTCTTTATCTTGCGTTATGACGCTATGCGCATAATGGCATTGCTCTCTCTCCCTCATCTCGTGAGAGCCAGAGCGGGAGCTCAAGCGTTAAGAAGCCCGTCATCCTGAGGTCTCAGGAGACGGGCTTGAGAGGCTATGGGAGAGGCCTGAGAGGCCGCTAGCACGGGGGGTAGCTAATCCGCTTGAGACGAGCTTGAGAGGGGAAGGAACGAAGGAGGAGGAGCCAGAGGCCAGGGAGGCGAAGGGAGAGGAGAGAGAGGAAGCCGCTTTCACGGGAGCGCCATGAGGCGAAGCGAGCGAGGAGAGGGAGGCCGGGAGGAGCGGAGCGGGAGACGATGAGGAAGGAGCGAGAGGAGCGAGAGGGGAGGAGATAGGAGCGAATCACAAGAGGAGCTCCTCTTGTTCTTCTGGCTCTGAGGCCTCGAGGAGGAGCTCCTCAAGCTGAGAGGCGAGGGAGCGAAGGAAGGAGGCGCGAGAAGGGGAGGCCTCATCGATCTCTGAGAGAAGGGAGGAGAGCGCCTCTTCTGCCTCCTCGAGAGAAGAGAAGGAGGCGATCGTCTCATCGTGTCCGTAGTAGGAGCGAGCGGTGAGAGAGAAGAGAGGGAGAGCCATGATCGAGCGCCTCAGATGCGAGAGAAGGCGAAGGAGCCGCCACCAGCCATGGGAGCGAAGGCGCCAGAGCCAGGAGCGAGAGCGAAGCGAGGAGCGGCTTCAGGAGAGGCGCCTCTCGATCGCTTGAGACGGAGGAGGACGGCGAGGCCAGAGAAGCCAGGAGCGGGGGAGGGATCGAGCATTCTGAGATCATTAGCGTCTCCATCGACGCACTGCAGGAGAGCTTCTCTCCCTCGATCATCGCGTAGGAGGAGGGAGCGAGGGAGCTCCTGTCCCTTGCTGGCCAGGATCGGCACGGCGAGAGAGAAGCCTGCCTCAATGGCATCGAGAGCGCGAGAGGCGCCCCCCTCACGATCAGCAGCGAGAGAGGCTGTTGTATGGATGCCTGCCTCTCTCATCGCGAGGAGGCCAGAGCGTCCATAGAGAGGAGCCTTCGCGTAGTCGTACAGAGAGAGGAAGGGGACAGAGGCGAGCGCCTCGGGGATGGTACGGATGCCGCAGTCAATGGGAGAGCCGAACAGAGCGGAGAGAGCCGCAGCCTCTGCAGGAGAGAGGCGAACAGAGAGCCAGGCCTCTGTCCAGGGGAGCTCTTGTGTGCCATTGAGGCGAAGGGCGAAGGGGAGGCCGAGGCGCCGAGCCTTTCGGTAAGAGAGGCCGATCGCCCATAGGAGAGAGCGAGCGAAGGCCTCACGATCATCGAGGAGCGCAAGCGAACGCCGAGCTCTGCAGGCTCCCACGCTCTGACTCATGCCTCCGTGTCCACTGTATGCGAGACACAGCTCTTTGCACGAATCAGAGGCGAAGGGGCAAGCATCAAAGAGGAGAGCGCGAGTGAGGAGCCCCTCCTTCTCTGCCAGAGCACGGAGGCCGGGGAGCTCGCCTCTCACGGGCGAAGCATGAGAAGAAGGAGAGACAGCTCGAGCGAGGCCGCGAGAGGGGAGGAGATGCAAGATTGAGGAGAAGGCGAGGCCGCTCCCCTTCGCGAGTTTGGCATTAGCAGAGCCTGAAGTGAGGAGGCTCTCTAAAGAGAGGCCGAACCTAGAAAGGAAGGAGCGGAGCTCCTGAGGCGCTCGAGGAGCGCGAGAGAGGGAGACGGGAGCGGGAGGAGCTAGGAGAGCGGGAGTCATGAGAAAGAAGGAGAGGAGAAAGGAGGCCTCGCGGCCTCAGGAGAGAAGGAGAGGGGCAGAGGCGAGAGGGAGCCAGAGGAGAAAGGCCTCGAGCTCTGGCAGGCTCTGGCTCTCGTGAGCGATCGAGGGGGAGGCCGTCTCGATCAGTAGGTAGGAGCCACGATCGAAGGCGAGGCGAAGGCCTCGCGAGAGCGCGAGGAGAGAGAGCAGAGGAGCCGCGTCAGAGGCTCGATCGATAGGGGAGAGCATGAGAGGAGCGAGGCGAACAGAGAGAAGGCCTCCCCAGGGGGAGGCCAGAGCCTCAGGAGAGGCGAGAGCGGGAGAGCTTCTCTGCAGCGTCGCAAGAGGCAGTAGCAGCGAGAGCGAAGGAGGCAGCAGCAGCAGAAGCGAACAGAGCGAAGGGGACAGCAAAAGGAGCAGCCTCTCGAGCGGAGGGAGCGAGAACGATGCGAGAGCCATAAGAGGAGGCGCAGAGGCCGAAACCTACAAAGCCCGCGAACAGAGCGAACGCAGGAGCGAGAGCGCGAGCGGAGCGAAGCATGAGAACAGAAAGCGAAAGGTAAGACGGTCGCCCGTCTGAACAGACAATACAGAGGCCAGAGAGGGAGGCCAGAGCCTCCCGCTCCTTTTAAAATATTTCGTAACAATCCGTCAGAGATCAGCAGAGGAGAGCTCCTCGAGATCAAGGAGGAAGGCCTCGATCGTGGCAGTAGGAAGCCAGCGAGCAAGCTCCTCAAGGAGGAAGGGGAGGCCAGAGGAGGAGAGGCCGAGCTCCTCGGCTCGATCGATGAGACGAGCGCGGAGATAAGAGGGGAGAGCCATGAGAGGAGCCTTAGGAGGAGAGATCAGCAGAGCGAACAGAGAGCGGGAGCTCAACAGAGAGCGGCACTTCGTGGATGAGACGAAGGAGAGAGCGCCTCTCACGGAGGAGGCGCTCCTCTGCCTCTCCTGAGAGGCGAGGGAGGAGGCGCTCGATCGTGGCGAGGCGCCTCTCCTGAAGGGAGAGGCCAGAGCGAGGAGGGAGCGCGAGCGCGGCCTCGAGCTCAGAAGGAGAGAAGGCGCGGCCTTCGCTCTCTACGGCAGAACAGAGCGAGGCGAGCTCAGAAGGGGAGAGCATGGCAGAGCCTCAGGAAACGGGAGAGAACAGGAGGGAGAGGAGCTCTTCGAGCGCCTCCTCTGTCTCAGCTCGAGCCTCAGGAGAGAGAGAAGGGGAGGAGAGCTCCTCCTCGAGCTCGCGAGCGAACATAGCGGCCTCGCGGCGAGAGGAGAAGGAGAACCGAGGCCAGGAGAGATCAGAGGCGCTGATCTCGTGAGTAGGAGCCATGGGAAGGAGAGCGAGAGAACAGAAAGGAGGGGAGGAGGCGAGCGCCTTAGGTGTGCTCAAGGAGGCAGGCCTCGACCGTCTCGAGCTCGCTATCGGTGATGAGAGAGAGCTCAGCATCTGCCACGGAGATGCAATGCTGAACAGTTGAGAAGCGAGAGGCGCCGAGATGAGGGAGAGCCTCGAGGCGAACCATTGGCTCGTGAGGAGCCACGATCAGAGGAGAGGCGAGCGCCGAGGCAGGAGCGAACAGAGCCAGAACGGCGAGAGCAGAGCGGAGCATGAGAGCCAGAGAACAGAGAGGGGAGGGGGAGGCCTCGCGGCCTCCGGGAGAGCATAGCCTCAGAGGAGGCCGAGGCGAGAGGCGCGACGAAGGAGAGCGGAGCGGGAGGCCTTCGCCAGAGCGGGAGCATTCTCTCCTGCCTCTGTCAGAGCCTCGATCAGCAGAGCGCGAGGAGAGGAGGAGGAGAGAGGCTCGGGCAGAGCGGAGGCGAAGCGCTCGAGCGAGGAGGCTACAGAGCGAAGTAGAGGAGCGAGACGGCCTCGAGCCTGCCAGAGGCGAGCGGCGAGAGCATGGCAGAGAGCCAGGGAGAAGAGAAGTGCCTCGAGAGCCTGAGAGGCGATCGCCTCCCATGGGAGAGAGGAGAGCGCCTCGAGCGCGTCAGAGAGAGGAGGGAAGGAGGGAGAGGCAGGGCCTCTGAGAGAAGAGGAGAACATGAGAGCCAGAACAGAGAGAGGGGGGGGGAGACGGTCGCCCGTCAGGAGAGACAATAGAGAGAAGGAGGAGGGAGGCCAGAGGCGCGGAGCCGTATTGTCACATCTCTTAACAATGCGCGTATGCGTATAGGCGCATAAAAGCATGGGAGCCAGACGGGGCTAGTTGAGAATGAGAATCATTCGCAACTAGGGAGAGACTAGTACAAACATACTATTGAGAATGAGAATCAGTCGCAATAGGCGTGTATGCGTGTATGCGCATAGCCGCATAGTAGTACAAACGTACTAGCGCCTATTGAGAATGAGAATCATTTGCGGCAGTAGTGCAAACGTACTAGTGAGTGGTACAAGTGTACTGGCGGCGGGCCGAAAACCGCCCTTTTAGGGGGGGTTTACTATACCGCGTTCTGCTTAGTCCCCATACCGTCTTTTGCTTAGTCCCTTTACCGCGTTTCAGTTTGTTTTCACCAACCATGACCATCAAAAGCCGCCTTTAGGGCGGCTTCTTCGCTGGTAAACGGTCCTCCTACAAAGCTTTCATCATCATCAGCATAGAAATACCAGCCTTCAATGAGTTCAGTGCCTTTGCAGCAATCTTCAGAAAAATAATCAATGAGAATCATTGCAGTTCCTGCACAAGACGCTTAAAAAGCCATTGCTCCTTAGTATCAGGACGCATCAGTTCGTAACCTTCATGATCAATGATGGCATCACCAGCGCTGTCCGTGTGGCCTTCAAGCATCATGCGCCAGATGCCTTTACAAGAGCCCTCTTGGTCAAAGATGGCAATAGTATCTTCCCGATCCTCCATGGCAAGCCTCACGTGGAAGAGAAGATCTCTTAAGCGGGCCGCTTGGTAGAGGCCTTTCGTGCATGGAAAATAGGGGCCGTTGTCCTGGAAAGTAGCAATGGTAAGCATAGTTTTAGTTAAGAAAAAAAAAGAAGAAATGGCTTGTATGATGAGCGCAAGTTGCTCAAAGCAATTAACAGTACAAAAATTTGTATAAATTATTTTTTTAAGCAGAACAATCATATATATATATATATATAATTGACAACAAGGCTACTAATAACTGTTACATTTGATCGCAAATTCCCATCAATATTTCACCAACGTATTTCCTCGCTGCTTCTAGGTGGCTAAAAGCTTCAGAGCGTTCATCACGAGCTTGATAGTAGGCATCAGGGCCTTGTGGATAAAAATCCCTACCGTTGCAAGTGGTGGAAGCGAAAGTTTCTAGGGCTTTGGTGAGCGCATCGTAAGCAGCAGCATATTCATCACGGAGTGCGGTTTTGCCAGTGCCGTTGAGATGGAGAGTAGGGATGGTAGCCATGATCAACTGTGGAGAATGTTATTGAAATAGCGTTCAGCTTGCCACTTATGGTCAAAGATGCCATAGGAAGTGGTCTGGATCTGCAGTTCAGTGATGCGTTCCCAGCCGTAAGCTTCCCACTTGCGGGAACCATCAGCCAGCATATATTGCTGAATGCCATAGCCACTGTGTTGAGCTTGGCGATCAGCTTCTAAACGAGCTTCGTAGGAGGGATAGTGTTTCATGGTTCAGAAAGAAAGAGCTTGGCCGTTGGCTTTAACGCTAATCACGCGCTCGCAATCAAAGGAACGCCAGGCACCTTCGCCTGCAGTGCGGGCAATGCGAAAGTCACGGCAACGGACGATGCTGGGCTTCTTGATGGCAGTGCCCGTACCTTTGATTTCCTTGCTATCACGGGGATTGAACTGAAGGCTACGAACGGAACCATCAGCTTTGATGAACTGAACGCTGACGATGCTGGAGCCAGCGTTAAAGATGAACTGCTTAATGAGAGCGGTTTTGTCCATGAGAGGAGGCATCTCTGCCCGACGACTCCAGAACAATACAGCAAAAAGGCCCCTTAAGCGGGGCCTGTCATATTTCGTAACAATTAATGGAGACTCTCAATGCGGAAAGGGCCAAGCCTTCCCATGCGGAGAGCTTTCTCCTTAACCGTCTGCTGGCTATTTGTCTTGGTGTTCTTTATTTTATAGAGGCAAGTTTCAGGATATACTTTTGTCACGATATATTCTCCTCTCCATTGTTTAAAACCAGAGTCGTAAAGATCAACTATGAGACCAACGGAGAATTTCATGAAGACAATAGACGCTTAATGTCTCGCTCTACATTCTTCAACACTCGCCAATCAGTACAGCTCGTGCTACAAACTAAAGTCTTGCCAGAAGAATGCTTAAAAATATAATGTTTGCTCTTTCTATGAAGAACAAAATCATGTTTTTTAATGAGCTCAAACAATGCGCGTCTATTGTCATTTAATGCCATCACAAATACCGCCAGATATTATCTTCCATACTGTCAGCTAACGTGCGGAAATAAGCCTTGGTGCGCTTTGCTGGCTTATGGGCAGGGGCGTGATCAGGCGCTTTAGAAACCATGGCCAGAAGCTTAGTGCGAGCAGCAGCACGATCATCGGCAGAGTAGCAAGACAAGGAATAGCCTGATGCATCTTTCACCATGCGGGCAATTGCACGTTGAGAGCGCGTCAGAAATGGGGTTTGAGTCATTGGAGGCACCATCGCTGGTAAAGGATTGGTGAAAGGCCCCCGAAGGGGCCGTGGTTCCACCCAGCGAGACAATAGACAATAAAAAAGCCCCTGTCAAGGGGCCTGCAGAACATTCCGTTACAAAGCCTATCACGGCTTATGCGATACGGGAAAGCCATTGGCAATGCGGCAATAGCGTTCTGGATGGAGCTGAAGACATTTTGTCAAGCCTTCTTGATTGGGCATTGCTTGAGGGGCAGCAACAATGGCGAAAGCACCAAGCCCAAAGGCAGTGGTGACAAGCGTGAAGGAAGCAAGATTAGTGAGCATGGTCATCAAATGCGAGAGAAGCAAATGCGAGCAGTCCCCTGCCCTGGTGAAGCAAGTCTTGAGAAGCTCCCGTAGGAAAGATCGAGAATGCGGCTGCCATAGTATGGGCCGCGATCATTAATGGTTACAACTGTTTGCTTTCCATTGTCACGGTTTGTAACGAGCAGGCGCGTGCCAAATGGAAGCGATGGATGGGCAGCAGATGAGCCATAGGCATCAAACCTGACGCCACTGGCAGTGCGTTGGCCGTGATAGGAATCCCCCACGCCATAGTGCGAAGCTTCGCCGCATTGCCTTGACGCAGCATGGGCAGGGATGGTAGGAGCCAGGAGGAGAAGAGAAAGAAGAAAACGAGAAAGCATCAAGATGGTGAAAATAGCTAGAGAGGCCCATCACCCTCGCGAGCGACAGTCTTACTATTGTGTCATGACTGTCAAGGGCACTGCTGGATGCTATGCTTTTCAAGCAGTCGGTTCTAGCGGCTTAATTGCTGCTCCTGTCGTAAGGCGGGCCGTAAGGGTGAACGCTTGACGGTGGTGTGGGCGATGCTGCATAGCTTTGCCAAGGAGCTAGTCATTCTCCTGAGAGGCACACTACCCTGCTAGGCGCGGAAATTTCCCCTAGTTGTGTTCAAGTATCGGAGGCTGTGAAGAGAAAGGGGCTTTGGCCCCTTTTTCTTTTGCCTATAGATGGTTAGCTGATAGTAGGCTATAAAAGATCAGCCGATTTTCTATGGAAAGGAAACTGCCCGCAGAACAAGAGCGTGAACGTCTTGCAAAATGGTTAGGGAAAGGAGAAATTTATATTCCACCTAGCGAGGGAGTTTATGATCCTCGTAATGAGCCAGATTTTGATACATTTTCGTATGGTACTGAGCCTATTCCTGGTGATACTACTTGGGCAAAAGAAAAGGCCCCTGATGGGGCCTTCTAATTAATCATTTCCTATGTAGTCGCTATGTAAATATTGCCAGCGAAGAAGCGATGGAATAGAAGCTGGTTCAACTCCCATATCTTCCAGCAGAATTTCAAACCATTCTGCCATTGTGTCAATCACTTCCACCACCTGCTGATCATCGGCTCTCTTGTTAAGAGCCTGTCCTAGCATTAATTGAAGCTTAGTAAATTTGCTCATAATTAGATGCCAGTGGCAGCACGGTAAAGCTTAAGGCACAAAAGCTCATGTTTTTGTTTCCATAGCTCCAAACGACTTTCTAGCTGTTGCAAACTAAGTTGTTTGTTCAAACGTTTAGGGCGTTCCCAGTCAAGCTCAGGATCGTTGTCATAATCACCATCAGTAAAGAAGGCCATGCTCACAAAGCTCCTCCTTTGACGGCACGCGCATAAGAAAGCATATATTCTTCCAAATCTGTCCCAGTAGGAGCTGTTTTGATAATTTCTGCATAGTCATTTTCAGCTTGTCTTAAAGAGGCTTCAAAGATGATTTTGATGGTGCCAAGAGCTACGCGTTGCCTAGTATTAGGCTCATCTTCAATGGCTTGCTCTAACGTACAAACAAAGCTTTGAAGCTCAGCAATCGTGATCGGCACGTTTGCTAAAGGAGAGCCCATGCTCATCACGAGACGATTATCAGCCGTGAAAGCTGAAAGCTTGTCGCCCCAATGATAAAAAGTAGGGGATGATACTGTCATTAGCTTAAAAGAAAGGACATGCAAGCTCTCGCCCGCATGCCCTTACTATGCCGCCTCAACTGGCCAGCGTCAAGCGGTGTAACAATTCTTTACGCAGCTTGCTTTTGACGGAGCTCCAGTGTGGTGCGATAGGCAGCCTTGTGACTTGGCAATGGTTTGTCCCGCCATTTGGTGGCAATGCAATGACAAGCGCCCATAGGCTCCAACACAGCATGCCTATTAGTACGATCTAGCAAGATCTGCAAGGCTTGACGCTTTCGCTTAGAAAGACCAGGCTCTGGCTCTTCAATGCCCACCCTTGCATAGTCCGCTAGCTCAGACAAATCGTCTAGCAAATTGGTAGTAATTACAAAGTGCCTACCACGATGCTGCGCCTTAGACCATGCGGGATGGACGTTTTCTGCTGCTAAAGCTTTGGCATCTTCCTGAAGCTCAGGAGGAAGCACAATGTGAACTGTGGGGGCCAATGGCGTACCTTCGACAATAAAGGAAGGCTGATGCGTATCCATGGATGATCAATGGAGAAAGAACTCACGCTGTTTAAAAATAATTAGCACATTGCCCCATTTACGATGTGGGGCATAGGCGTAAATGCCCATGCTGTTTTGCCAATTTATAGAAAGTGGACCAAGCCACATTGTGCCCCAATCACTAGCGCAGATGATGCCAATAAAATCATTCATTCCAATTCGGAAGATTTTTCTGGAAGGGGAGAAATTTCTTCAATGAGGGCAATCTTTACGTCTGGGCGCATTGCAAGCATAAAATGTTCAGCTTGTTTAGGAGAAGTGGCACCAAGGGCAATAGTCTTACCTTCGGAAGTGGTAATTTTATAAGTGCGACAAGGAGTCATAAGTCTTCCTCTATATATTCAAGAATGGCTTGGGAAAGCTCTTTTTCTAGCATAATTTTCCAATCTTGATCACCGACTAAGCTGCCCACTTCACATACGAGGTGAAGACTGTCAGAAATGCGGGTGGCATCCATCATGCAAGCCACTGCTTCTGGCATTTGCCCAGTGGCGAAAAGGTCTTCAGCCGCTTCTGTATGGGCCTCAAACCACTTCCCGAGACAGAACAGGGCGAGTTGCCTGTATGTCTCATCGCCATAGCGCTCCAGGAGCCTGTCCATGACTTCATGAAGAACAGGGGGAATGCCTACAGTTCCTTGATCACTGATTTGGGGAGCAATGGAAGCGGAGATAGCATCACGCTTGCTTTGCTTAGCAGCAGCAGCTTCACGGAGAAACGCTTCAGCCGTAGAGAAGGTAAAGTCAGACAATGGAGAAGGGCAGCAACAGTAGTCTGCTCACGCTAGCGACCATTGTCAATAGTCGTCTTTATTAATTGTTTGTAAAGGAATGGCTTCGGGCCATTCCTCTTTTTCTGGCTCTGCATCAAAGCTGATTGCTTCTTCTGCCGATGTTGGTAGCGAATTCTTCCTGCGCTCTTCGGTGGCATTTGCTTCTTTTTCTTTTGCAATGGTGGTGGAAAGATCTTTTAGGAACTTTCTATAGGAATTATCTTGTTGAGATTCTTGTTTAATTTCATTGAGACCAAGAAGCTTCGCTTGCTCAACAAGACTATTCTTTGCCACATTAAGAAATGATGCATCTCCTGCACTTTCTTCGATCTTGATCATTTCCTTGCTACCGTCATCACCACCTTCCATCATTGTTATGACGCGCTTCCTTTTGCTTTTTTCAAAGCTATCCAGAGCTAAATCTTTCAAGTCCATTTGCTCTTTCAAAAGACGTGCTCTATGCACGTCTTGATTCTTGAGAATTTCTTCAGTGTATAGTTGCCTATTAAAATGCCTATCTCCATTGACTGTTTCTTTGCTTAGTTTTAGAACATTTGCAATTTGACGATTACTCATTTTGGCAGCAAGAAGTTCTTGCACCATCCATCGCCTAAGACCAAGCATTTCCTTGGAATAACCAGCGGCGCCAGTACCACCATTCACTTTTGTTTCCCTTACGGCTTCAAATTGCGTGAGACTAACACCAGCTTTTTTCAATGCATTAGCAGCATATTCAAGCTCTTGCTCTGGCGTTTCAAATTCAATCTCAGGCTTAGCCATTACGCTTTTCTATTCTCTAATGAATTGTATCTCCTTTTCCATGGAGAGAGCGAACTAATAGTTCAGTGAAACGTTCCATTGCCGTAGTAGCCACGCTTGCTGGATAACCATCAATGGCTTCTTTCAAGCTGCATAACTCTTGCCATTCTTCTTGCGAAAGCTCTTCTTCAATCTTCATAGTAAAAAGGGCGCACAAGCGCCCTGTTCTGAATTAATGATACTGCCAAAAAACTTGGTCCATTAAGGCATCTAGTTCAACCAAACGCTTTGGACAATGCTTCCTAACAAATTCTTCAATTTCACCATGGAAACTATCCACGATAGAAGCGTAAGCTGCATTAAGTCCAGCTTTATCTAGTTGCATGCCAGTTTCTTTCTCATAGGCAGATGCCATGGCAGCTTTAGGAGAATGCCAATCTTTATCAGGCATTGATCTCTTCCTGCTCAATAGCAAAGCCGTTATCAATTAGCTTTTCAATTTCATGCAGGCTAGAGCGCCAATGGCGCTCTCCATTACTATCACGTGCTCCATAAAGAGTGCGGGCTGCTGGTTGCGGCCCTTTCTTTGGAGAAGAAAAGCCATAGTGAACAATTGGCAAAATTTCAATGCCGCTATATTCCAGCAATGGCAAGTGATCGACTGCTCGTGGAGCGTTAAGCATTGTTCAGGAAAATTCCTTTGCAATGCTAAAGAGAGTTTTGTTCATTGAAGGCTTCTTTTGCCTTATGTAATGAACGTTTCGCCCTTTGGGGGCTCCACTCTGGCTATAGCGGCATTGCGGAAGTGTTTGGTCTTGTGCAGGCTTTTGTTCTTTTTAGGGAATCTTGGCCTGCTGGACTGAACGCTCCGCCCTTTGGGGGCTCCGCTCTGGCTGGTGGCCATGCCTGAGGAGGCTGGAGAGCCAAGCACTAGATTTTGGGGTGCGCTCGGGACTTTCCGTAACCACTCTATGCACGGCCACCAAATTTTGACAAGAGAACCAATTGCAAAACTGTCCACTTGGTACAAGAAGAGGTCTGTTCTATGATCATCGAGCCCTTTCACTTCCTTCCATGGACACCAGCGGCTTCAAAGTGATTAAGCTTCCTCGTAATGGTCCTAAGCCTGGCCAAAGCACCACAGCATGGCTTTACGGCAAAGAAAAGGAACAGAAGCGTTTTGATGAGCGAAAGGCTCAAGGCAAATAAGCAAAAAGGCGGCTCAAGGGCCGCCTTTTTCATTCGTCATCATCGTCTTCAAAATCTGGCGCAATCTTAAACCAATCTTCCGCCAACTCAACAAGCTTATCTTTTGCCTCAAGCGAAAGCGGCGCTACAGGCGCCGCGCTCTCATTGTTGTCCCAAATAATTTTCATGATTCACAATATTCTTTCCTCCATTGTAATTAAAAAGCTAAACTATTAAAAGCCGCTCGCTACGGTAAGCGGCAGGGAGGCTGTGCAATAGAGCCTCCCTCCTATTGCGAAGTTAGAAAAAGTCGTGATCAGCATCCTCTTTATGGGGGGTGCTTTCTATGGGAGCATTTGGAGAGCTGAAATCTAGATTCGGGCCTTGATAGTCCCAGGAATGGTACATGCGGGTGCGCTCATCATGAGGGCCAACAATGAAGCTGCTAGTAATCAAGCCCTGGCGACGTGCCATTTCCAGCAGCTTGCCAGTGGTGACATTCTCATTCATGCCGGTTCCCAGCGACACTTGCTGCTTGCTAAAACGCTCATGCGGACGCATGTTCACATAGTTAGCCACGCGATCAAGTTCTGCAATGGAATTACCAAGCGGACCAGCATAGTCCCAGCCATAGTTGATGGCATTACGCTTTAAAACGTGCTTACCAGCTAAACCACTGCGGCTCTTCACCCATTCCAAGACAAATTGATTCTGATCAAAATTGCCTTCCTGGCGATAAAGTTTTACCACTTCACTCACATTATCAACAAAGCTAGAGCTATCACGCAAACCTCCTTGACGGTTTAAGTGGTGGAGAATGACGATGGAACATTTATAGACATTGGCCATGTCACGCAATGCATAAAGGGAATCACCGGCATTGCTCTTAATAAGATCGACATTCATGCCAGCAAAACAAGCAGTGAGTGAGTCGATCACGACAAACACTGGGCGATGCTTTTTGATGAAACGTTCAAGCTGTTGCATGTGAGCAAAGCGCCAGGTTTCCCAGAAGGAAATCATGCCGGGCTGAATGTTGGCTTCTTGATAGCCAATAATGGAAAGTTTCTCCTTGGTGTCTGACAATGGTTCGTCAGCGGAGATCAAAAGGCATTTGCCAGGCAGGCAGCGCCTTCCCGACCACGATGAGCCAGTGGCCACGCCCAAAGCCCAGTTGTAAACCAAGCTGGTTTTCCCCGTCCCGCCTTGAGCGGCAAGAAGAGTGACGCTACCAAGAGGAACGATGCCAGCAATCAACCATTCCCTCACGGAGTCATCATCAATAAGCTGCAGCACGTCAATGGTTTCAATTTCTTCTTTGCCAAATAAACGAGAACGCGCCTCGTCAATCATTTTGTCAATATTTGCCTGTGGCATCTTTACGCCATGAGTCTCTAGCCATTTAGAGGCTTCAAAGGCCACGCGAGCATCATTATCAAACAGCCCGACCATGCGCTCAAATGTGCCAATTATTTCCTCGTAGGAAGGAAGGCCATCCTTGCCTTCATGGCGATCTTTTGAGACAATGGAGGAAAGAATAAGTTCTTGGTCTGCACCATCGTCTAACCAATCAGCCAAGTCATAGCCGCCGTTTTGCGGGAGACTGTCCCATTCAAAGTTACCAGGATCTGCATAAAGCCATTGTGCCCCAGGATTATCTGAAGCCACTTCCCGCATGAGCGCAATGCCAGGCTCATCCCGATCAGGGCATAGAACAATCTTCTTGCCACGGAACAATAGAGAATAGTCGCCATTAGCTCGATACTGTCCGCTGCCACCAAGAAAGGTGACGGAAGGAATGCCAATTTCCCATAGGCGATCACAAGTGAGTTCGCCTTCAACAATAAAAATGGGAAGACCAGTCACCTGTGAAGCCGTCAAGGCTTCATCAAAACGATAAGGAAGAATGGTGCTTCTTATTTCATCAATATATGCTTTGCGTTGATGCGTGCCTTGCGGTACTGAAGGATAGCTTTGCTTGATAGTTTTCTTGCCACTTGCATCATCACGGTGAACATTGATTGTTGTTTCACCTTGTCGATTTTTGTAGGGAAAAGTGTAAGATTGTGGTTCGCGAAGAGGGCGTTCCCAGCGGTCAAGCGGAGCAATGATGTTGCGAATTTCTGCACGATGCTTTGCTGAATCATCGTTAAAACAATTGTAAGCGCCGTTGCTGGTGTTTATAGAGAGGTCGTTACCGCCACACGCTGGACAGATGTACTTTCCTGGATGATCACTTGGTTCAAGTTTCTCAATGTGGTCCAGGATGGAGAATGCCATGGGCAATGAAGGAGATGCGTCCGTTGTAGCAAGGAAATCAGTGGGTGATCGCCCCATAAGTTAAGGCAATCCAAAAAGCATGCAACCATAAGCAGTGACAATGCACGTCGCAGTTGGCAGTCCTGCAAATCATGGCTAACCTAGCCATGTTCCCAACGTCTCTTGTTCATGGAACTCTGGCTGGCCGCCATTATCGGCTTTTCAATCGGCTATCTGCTTGGTCCTCTGTTTTATGACAAATAGCAACAAAGAACTGAAGAAGGGCAGGCATTTCAGCTTGACTGACACCGCCTACGACCATCTTGGAAACATTGCCCATGAAGCAAGACTGAGCCTTTCTGAAACCCTAGAACGCCTGGTTCGCTCCACACCCATCTGGGAAGGTAGCGCCACTTTGGCAAATGGCGCCTTCGACCTTATCGAAGATTATTCTACGTCCCTTAATTCTTCTTTTGATGAAAGTTTCCCACCTTAAACTTGCTTGCGAAGAATTTCTTCTTGAGCATGGCGACCAAGAAGTAAAGCTTCTTTGGGAGCAAGGAACTATTGATGAAGGTTTTAATGCTAAGTATTACGAACTTCCCACAGATATTCGTGCAATTCCCGATTGGCCTTTGCCTGGTAAAAGCATCATCACTAAGAACGAAGGTTCTGAGATGAGTGTTGATTTTGTCATTATGTATGGCGAATATGTAAGCGTGCCGCAATTAAGGCAGTGAACCATTCCTTTATGCTCTACTCCCCCTCTGATTTCTCTTCAATGGACCCTGCCCAACAAGCTGCAATGGACCGTTACAACGGCATCTTTTCCCCGCTGGAGATTAGTGCTGAAGCATTCAAAGCTGCCTATGACACTCCCGACATTGCTCCTCACATTGAAAAGGACTACAAAGGACTGTCCTATTTGTCCTGGCCTTTCGCCTATCGCTATTTAAAAGAGCATTTCCCGACGTATTTTGTGGCCTTTGAAGAGAAGACTGTTGGAGAAGTGGTTTTTGGCACACCAGGCGCCTACTATCTTCGTCCCTATCTCACTGATGGTTGCCGCCGCACTGTTGCATTGATCTTTCCGATCATGGACAGGAAGCACAATTCCATCAAAGAGCTTGATGGCCGTGCCATTTCTGACAATTGCCAACGTGCTGCAGTAAAAGCGATTGCCACCTTCACTGGCCTTGGTCTACGTCTCTATGCAGGAGAAGACATTCCTAAAGAAGATGAAAAAGGATCGGCCAAACTCCCGCTCCAACAGGAAGCTCCGAAGCAAGCTACGCGGACAAGCAAGGCGTCAACGGCAGCTCAATCAGCTCCTGAAGCTCCTGGAGCAGCGTCAACTGCTTCCTCCAATGGAGCCTTTGATGCTAAAACTGCGCTAACCACCATTTGCAAGGCCAATCCGTTTGGCTACGCCGATGAAAAGGCAAGCATGGCACTTGGCAAAGCTGCTCTAGAAGCCATTGGTCTATCTCGCGCCACTGAAGTGAAGACTTGGCAGCAATTTGGCAATGTGGCAGCAGCCATGATGACTGTCTGGGCAAAGGAAGAGCAAATGGTCATCACCAAAGCGGAAATGACCAAGGAAATCGACCTTGTTCGCGCTTGTGACAACGCGGAAGTAATGGCTGAAGCGATGAAGGCTTTTGTAGCAAAAAAGCCATAGATCTAGCAGCGGCCCGCTTTGCGCGGGCCTTTGCTGGAACCATTTGCCTCTCTGACAATGACAATCCCCTTGATAGCCTTCCTCCCGAATTTTTTAGCAAATGATCCACTTGGCCTATTTCTTCTTCTTAGCTTTTCATTTGTCTTAATTGCATGGGCCATTATCTTGATCGCGAGCTTGATTCTGCCATGAGCAACTATTCATTCAAGCTTGACGAAGGAAGCGTCCAAGTGAGCTATTCTTTCTCTTCTATTTTCTGCCCTGAAATTATCAATCATTTCAAACAGTTTCTACTTTCCGCTGGCTTCCATGAAACCACAATTGCTGATTGCTTCAATGAAGCAGCAGAAGAATGTTACGACAATTTAAAAAATGCTGACAAACCGTCATTCGTTGATTGATGCTTGTCATGAAGCATTTTGGCAATGGCCTGATGATTCGCTTAGCAGTGATCGACGTATTGCTTCGGTGCTGCTTACTATTGCTGAGCATCCTGTTACTGATCGAACTTTTCTTCTTCAAACTGCACGCACTATTCTCATGCCCGATATTGCTTGCTGCACGGGGGATGGATGTCCTGTCAAGGAAGATTGCTGGCGCTATATGGCGCCCCCTGATCGCTTCCAAAGTTATTTTGCAACGCCGCCTTGCACGGAGGATGGCTGCGAATATTTCTGGGACATGAACGAAGAATGAGCACTAAAAACAACCGCGAGACAATCCTCTCATCATCATTCCTGGATCCACTGGGCTATGGAGTGGCTGATTTATTAATGACTGATCGCGGCCTGAAATTAGAAAGCCTATTTAATCTCTTGGGAGAAATGCAAAATGACATCTTGGACCTTTGCAGCACTATTCACCATTTAGAGCACGACATTGAAACGCTCAAGGACAAAATGAGCGAACTGCTTTAATCAATGCCTTGCTACGACCTATGCCTCAACTCTCTTTCGATGCCTTCTCTACCTCGCTACGAACCCAACCGACTTCAGATCAACAAAAAGCGTTATTACGTCTTAAACGCTTTTCCGAATGTCCCAGAAGGCATTGTTTTGCCCTCTGTGACGACTATTGCGAGCGCGTGTTCGCCCCCTGGCAAAATTGCGGCTTTGATGAACTGGCGCAAGAAAGTCGGCGATGAAGAAGCGAACAGACGCACACGCTCTGCCGTGGAACGTGGCAATTGGCTTCACGGCGTACTAGAAGACTTCTGGAATGGTGAGGACATCAACTGCCATCTTGATTCCCATCCATTGTTTGTTCCTTATTTCAACAGCATCGCCAATTTCCTAACTGGCATAGCTAGTCCATTATTGGTGGAAAGTGCCATTGCCTGGTATTGCCCCTCCACTGAAACTGGCTATTCGGGCACGTTCGACATGCTTGCCACCATGGCCAATGGGAATACAGCCTTGCTCGATTGGAAAACAAGCTACAAGCAAAAGCCCGACACGCAACTTGGCGACTATCGTATGCAGCTTGGAGCTTATTCCCAAGCCATTGAACAAATGTATGGCATCGAAATCAGCGAAGCGCATTGCGCCATCGCTATTTACGATCCAGACACTGATCAGGGTCAGGAAGCTCAAATTGTGAGCCTTGACGGCGCTGATCTTGCTATGCAAGCCGGGGTGATGGCACAAAAAACGCAACAGTATTTCCTTGAGCACTACCCTGGCGGACGCCCCTTAACCATTTCTATGGACCGTGGAGCTTGACTTCTGACTTAGTCCCGCTATGCTGCTAGAGCCCCTCCAGGGCCGACCACTCTCCTTCTGAGGAATACTACATGCCCTCTGGCAATCTTCCCGTTTTCAGCGGCACTGTCGATCTCACCCCCGACATTCTGAACGCAGCCAAAAAGGCTGGTCCTAATGCACAAGGAAACTACAGCTTCCGCGTGGCACTGTGGAACAACGACAAGCGCGACAAGGACACTGCCCCTCATTTCAAAGGGCAAGTGACTGTCAACAAGATGGAGAACAGCCCTAAAGCTTATTCTTCCTTCTGGCAGAATGGCGAAACTGCAAGTAGCAGCTTCGCATCGTCCTCGTCTAGCGACGATCTGTTCTGACAATGAAACACTCCCAAGATTCCAAGGACTGGCCCATCTACCTTTTGGCAGCAGGCATAGCTTTTGGAATTACTTTTGGAGTGGCTTGTTTGGGGGCATGGGCGGTCCAGGCAATCTGGCCATCCGTGCCCTTTTGGCCTGCTTCAATTTTGATTTGGCTCGTAATGGGCCTGTTCAATCGCTCATCAAACAGTGCTTCTTAACGACAAGCAAATCAGCATCCTTGCTGAAAATGACATCATTTTCCCCTTTGTTGGAGAAAAGCGCCGTGAACTAGACAATGGCACTAAAGCATTGTCATATGGCCTGTCTCATGCTGGTTACGACCTGCGTCTTTCTCCTGAAGGCTTCATGGTCATTGACAACAGTGTGAGCAAGGACTTCCCTCTTGACGTGAAAAGCTTCGACACGGAGCTAATGGAAGAACAGCAGCCTCGTCAAGAAAACGGCAGCACGTTCTTCGTGCTTCCTCCTTTTTCCTACGCTCTTGGCGTTAGCCTTGAACGCATCTCAATGCCCAATAATGTAATGGGCATTACAGATGGGAAGTCAACGTATGCAAGGCAAGGGACCATCATTAACGTTACGCCAATTGAGCCTGGCTGGTCTGGTTTTCTCACTATTTGTATTGTCAATCCCTTGGCTTTTCCATGTCGCATCTACGCTAATGAAGGCATCGTTCAAGTGATGTTCATCAAGCTAGAAGGTGATGTTGCTAGCGCCTATGGCGATGGTAAATACCAAAACCAACAAGCTAAAGTAGCTTTTGCTGCTGTATAGCTAGTGAGCGCTCTTGAAGATCAATTTCTCGGCTTGTGGCAAGCACATTTTCCCGATCTTCCATTGATTAGGGAATACAGCGACGTTAGTAGCTGGGAGATGGATTTTCAAGAACGCTACGCTAAGAGCAAGCGCTCCAAACGCTATAGAGCAGATTTTGCACATCTTCCTTCTTGCTCTCTCATTGAAATACAAGGTGGCACTTTTAATCGTGGCCGTCATGTTACTGGCTCTGGCTACGAACGAGATGCCAGAAAATTCAATCTTGCCATGATTGGTGGCTGGAAAGTATTCCTACTTACTTCCCAAACGGCCAAAGAAATCGCCTGGCTTGAGAAGATCGCTGCTGTTCTGAGAACGCCTTGATTGCTTCTCCTGCTTCACCAAGAAGTTGATCTGCTGCCTCTAAATCCATTTCTTGCATTTGCATGGCTTGGCGTAGCTCAAGATTTTCTTTCACTAATGCAGTCACTGCCTCTTGCATATTGCTCCAGCCTTCCATCATCATACAGGCCACTTCACGCACCTTATTAATATCATCACACTCGGCAAGAGCCTTCTTGTTTGCTACAAGAGCAAAATCCCTTTCCATGCTCCGCTCAAAAGGCCCCATAGCAGCAATACATTCTTTTCCTTTGTAGCTTAATCCTACTGGAATAGAAAACATTCTTGACATTGTTCCTCTGTTGTTTGCTTTAGCCTAGCGATGCAGCAAAATGGCAGGCAGTTTGTTTACCAAGTGGACGATGGAAGGAAAGCCGAAAAGCTTGGTACGGCTTCCTTCAAGGCCCTCCCGAAAACGCGAGTGTCCCACACTTGGGAAGTTGGGCAAACCGTTATGTACGTACAATGTACGGCTGCTGGCTGGATGCCAACAAGCCTACTAGGCACCATTGCTGCCATTGTGAAAGACGGAAGACAAACTAAAGCTCGCATTGTTTGGCACGCAGAAACCAAGGTGGCGCCTATCATTAGCTTCCAGAGGCTTCGTCCTTTTTTGTTAGTTCATGACTTCTTCTCCCCTTCAAGCCATTGATCCCCTCTGTGACGGTATTAGCTTTGTCAGGCTCGTTGATTGGATGGGAAGTTCGCTTGACATCGTTTGTGATGCGCGGCAATCTTTCGATCAAGCCTCTTTTGAATGGACTGATAAAGATCAAAAGCTTCTTAACTATCTGGTAAAGCATCAACACACTAGTCCCTTTAGGGGCGTTGTCACTAAATGGCAAGTTAAAGCTCCGCTGTTTATTGCTCGGCAATGGTGGAAGCATGTAATTGGTGGCACCTATGCCAATGATCAACTGGGATGGAATGAGAAAAGCTTCCGCTATTGCGAAGCGGACGATGACACTTACTATATGCCTCGTCAGTTTCGTTATCAAAGCGCAAGCAATAAGCAGGCTTCAGCGGGCGATCTAGAACCTTCTATGAACCAAGTGGCAATGATCGAATATGCCAAGGCGTTAGAGCAGTCCAAGCAGGCTTACAGGGCTCTCCTGACGCTAGGCGTAAGCAAAGAACAGGCTCGTGGAATTTCGCCCATGAGCACCTATACAACTTTTACGTGGACCTGCAGCCTCCAGGCCCTTCTGCATTTCCTTTCATTGCGGGATAAGCCTGATGCACAAGGCGAAATCCAATGCTATGCTCAAGCGCTAGCCACTCTGGCTCGCCCTCTCTTTAAAGAAGCTTTCCAAGCATTCGAGGAAAATGGCAATGCCTTTTGAGCAATCTCCTGAAACTTTCCATCCAGTAGAACGCCCTTCTCACTACGCCAGTGGGGGAGTGGAATGCATTGAAGCGCTTGAAGCCTGTTCTTCAACGGAAGGATTTCGCGCCCATCTGAAACTCACCGCCATGGCCTACCTTTGGCGCTACGAAAAGAAAAATGGGCTAGAAGATTTATGCAAGGCAAAGTGGTATCTTAATCAACTCATCTTTGCCCTTGAAACTGATCAAGAGCGTGAAGCTCTTGCCGCCATTCAAAACAATGCTGACAATAGCTGCAAAGATGGAGTGTGTCCCATTCCCGGTGTTCGCTTTGATCTTCCGCCTAAAGAAGGCGAATTATTCGCGCCAGTAAATAAAGCCTAAGCTGCTTGCCATTCCGTATAACAAAAGCCCCCAGCGATGGGGGCTTCTTCTTTTGACGGTGGAATGTAGTAATCACGACGCTCTGCAAATTCTTCAATATCTTGCAGGGAAGTATGAGCGCTAACAAAGCTATTATGATGCACCCACGCTAACAAAACCTCCTCACGCTTTTCGGTCCAAAAACGTTGTGGGCGCCACCATTCAAAAATAGGCTCTGCTCCTTTAAGAAGATTACAAGACTGGCAACTGGGCACTAAATTATATTTTGCAAAATGAGGCCCTCCTTTACTTTTGGGGACAATGTGATCAATGGTTAGCTTCTCATTCCATCGTCCACAATAAGCACAAGCGCACTGCCCAAGTGGCCCTTTTAACGGATAGTCCTCGAAAATAGCTTTGCGAAATCTTCTTCTAGCATCTCCAGGGCGAAGTTCAATGAGAGAATAAAGCAACTCATCAGGACCATTCGCTCTTTGCATGGCGCTATTTACTTTTTCTGCAAATAATCTAACGAGCCTCTATTGATTAATGCGCTTTAGCTAACATTAAGTTTGCAGAACTTCCCATGGACTTTTTTAGAGAAGGCATGGCCAATTTTGTGGCCACTATTACGGCGGGCATGCTTCTTTCTACGGGAGCTATGCTTATTACTGTTGGTAATCAACAAGCCAAAGTGGCAGTACAAATTGAAGCAATCACAGAAAAACTTAATACGCTCACCGACAATATGAGTGGCATTGAAACGCGATTACGCACTCTGGAAACCGAACGCTAGGCTATAGAAAACTCTCTTGGGACATTAACCATGACTGGTGCAGAATGGTTCGTCATTGGTGGTATCATCATCGCTGCTGCTGATCAAATTCTTGATCGTTCACCATGGAAAAGCAATAACGTATTGCAACTCCTTATGGAAGGCTTGAAAACTGTCTTCCGCGTTAAAGGCTGAAGCCATGACGGCTTCTAATAAAGCTTTCTGGGATTCGTGCTTTCTTCTTGCCCGTAGGCATGGTGCGCGTTTTCCAGAATTAGTTGCAGCTCAATGCTGTCTAGAAAGTGGTTTTGGAAAGCATACGTCTGGCATTCATAACTACGCAGGCTTAAAAGGCGATGGCACTAGGACCACCACTCAAGAATGGTACGATGGTCAATGGGTGACAATCAAAGCTGGTTTTCTTGATTTTCCTAGTCTTTCGGCTTGCATTGAATATTTAATCACGCGATGGTATAAAGACTATCGTCAATTTAAAGGCGTTAATAATGCGCCTAATCGTTATGCAGCGGCACGCATGCTTAAAGAGCAGTCGTATGCAACTGATCCAGAATACCCTGC